GGCAGAACTACCTGGGCTAACCACCCAGTATGCCCGTGTGCTAATCTCTGCTTTACTACGTAAACAATCACAACTAACACTACCAGAAGAACTTGGTGAAGATGCCTATAACTGGATCACCAAAGATATGACCCTTGATGGTGCATCCTTATTTAACTTTCTAGATTCGGCTATCTGGGAAGAACTACAAACCTCTCGTGCTTGGGTTTATATTGATAGACCTACAGTATCGGATAACGAATTAGAAATGATGTCGCCCGAAGAGCGTATGACTATTTCTCCGTATCCTGTATTGATTAAAGCTGAAAACGTTATTAACGTACAGATCAAGACCCATCCTGTAACTCGAATTAAGACTCTTACCCGTTGGGTGACTCGCTACATTACCGAAGAGTATGATAACGATAATCCTTGGCATCCTAACTATATTGATACTGTTTGTGATCATTATTTGGATGAAGAAGGTATGTTGGTGTTAGATTACTATCGTAAAGAATCAGGCTCCCATCAAGTAAGCGCTATTAACGGTGTTATCGAGCAGGAATACGAAGATTCTGCGGATGGGGGCTTTGTACTATACGATACAGTCTATCCAATGAAGTTTGGTCAACGTCTACAACGTATTCCGGCCTTCCCTCTCAATGGTCAGATAGAGCCTATTGAGCCAGTGCTCATGCCTCTTATTGACAGAGAAGTGTCACTCTACAACAAAGTATCTCGCCGCAACCACCTGCTATACGGTGCGGCAACCTATACACCAGTTGTACAGTCTGATATGACTGATGAAGAGTTTGAAGAACTAGTTAATGCTGGTCTTGGAACGTGGCTGCGTGTTCGTAAGGACGAGTCGATTACAGTCTTAGAAACCCCTACTGGTGCCTTAGCCGACATGGATCGTGCTATTGAAGCTACCGTTGCTGAGATGGCTAAGATGGGTATTCGCATGTTATCACCGGAACAAGCAGCTTCAGGTGTAGCTCTAGAAATACGGAATGCTTCGCAAACCGCTCAATTAGGTACTATGAACGCTAAGATCTCCGGCAGTATGCAAGAAATTCTAGCCTTCATGATTAACTGGAAGTATGATACTGATTACACTGGTAACGATGTTCAATTCCAGCTTTCTTCTGACTTTGCCGCCACTGTCGGCGGAGAGGGTGCAATGCGTCTTGTTTCAGAATGGTACCAAAGTGGTATTATTTCCCGTGAGACTTGGGTCAATATTGCAAAGTACAACGACTTCTTACCTGCTGATTACAATGATGATGAAGCCATTGAGTCTATTCAGACTGACCCGCTAGTCAATCAAACTCCTAATGAGGAAATCAGCCTAGACGAAGAATAACTATTAAGGTCTCCCCTTCGGGGGAGGCTTTCTCACTATCCACGAATTATAGTAATGGAGAGACTGATGTCTATTAACGAAAAAATTTTTGACAGGATTGTTGACCATGCTGGTGACGTCCGACTATACGAGAATGGCGTTCAAAAGGGAAACCGAACCATTCTTAAAAAGCATAGAAATAACTTGAGAGGTCTCCTAAAAGGGGATATTAGAGCTGATGTAAAACCAGAAGTAACACGCTTTACAAAAGAACTCCAGGCTCACAATACAAAGAGCTTGTCTGAGTTCTCCAACTCGCAGAGGATCTTTCACAAGAACAACCTTGATGCCGAAATTCGGAAGTTTTATAGAACACAAAAACCTACAACTACTGGGCTTTTGGAGGAAATAACTGGACCGCAAATAAAGGGCATAAGTACACTAAAAGGTAATATGAAGAATATTGGCTCTGGTGAGCTAGTTCGTATACAATCAAAAGTTAAGGCAGGTCTTGCCAAGGGGCTTACCCCGGATGTAATTATCCAAGATGTAATGAAAACTACTAAAATAACTGAGCATCAAGCAAGAACCCTAACAAGAACATCTATCACATCTACTCAAACTAGTGCTATGAATCAAGTGATGAAGGCCAATGAAGAAGTTCTTGAGGGGTATATGTTTACCGCTATACTAGATGGAAGAACAAGCCCTATATGCGCCCATCACAATGGTCAAGTATATAAGGTTGATGATAAACGATTTCAACCACCATTACATTGGAACTGCCGTTCAACTATGGTTCCGGTAGTAAAGTCTAAAGATGACCTACAACAAATAAAGTCCAAAAACATTAAGAGTCGAGATCTCGACAAGATGCAGAGTGCAGACCTCACAGGCACACCTTCAAAAGTTAAGACCTATAGTGACTGGCTACGCCGCCAACACACTGATACTCAGGCTAAAATGCTAGGTGGAGAACGCCAAGCTTCTTTGTTTCAGAGAGGATTGTTAAAGGCTAATGAGTTCATATCCCCCGAGGGGAAGGCCTTAAGTATCCGTGGTTTAATGCGCCGTGCTAACACAACTGTTAGACGTCCCACAGCCACTAATATTTCTAACACCACACTCCGCTTTAATACCCCAGACCAGCTAATGTCTTCTAAAACAAATACGGCTGCTCTTAGAGACTTCTTTAAAGGGGATGCCGCAGAGAACGCTCAATCTTTATCTTTAGTAGACTATAAGGGTAACTCTTTAGCTCAAAAACAAAGCTCTAGACGATACTTTAAGACAGATCGTAATGGTTCTGCCTTTAGTTCTGATGGTACTGATTACAACTCTGGACCCTATAAGCACTTACAAGCCCCTGACCCTGAATTCCTTCAGGAAAGGTTAGCTATGCTTTCTTATGAAAGATACGGACTTTCCTCTGCGCAACAGTCATATATTACTCGCTTTGTAAATGACTTGGACAAAGATTTGTCAGTAAACCAAAGAGCAGCTGTGACAGATGTTATGCGCCAAACTTTTTCCCGTGCTAATAAGACGGGCGAAGAATGGGGGCAACCTGTTTCAGTGTTTAGAAAGTTTATGCTTAATGCCGTACAAGACAACGGTACATCTCTGTTTAATCGTTCTGTTGAACGTGGAAGAATGTTTGGACCAGTTGGCGCTAGGCTTAAGGACGACCCTGAAGTTTTTATTTTAAATAAAAAGTTCTCAATCTCCGAAATAGTTAATAGTCAAATTGCTGATAACCGCTATATAGAGACTTTTAGAGGTAAAGCTGGGGCTAAACTCGCTAGAAGAGCCTTCTATAATAGAACTGCTCCGATATCTGCGTATACTCAGCCAATTATCCAACGCTATCCCTCTCTTAAGAAGGCTAAGCAAGCACTTCTAGATAAGATCCCGGGCTATAAGCAATGGAAGGCGGTTAACAAGTTTTTGGACCGTGGCCCCAGTGACTCTTGGATTACTCGCCAAATAGCCAAATACCGGGGGAATGCTCGTGAAATACTTGACGGTGAGTTTTTATTTGCCAGAGATCGTAAAAAGGCCATAGCCACTCTAAACGATAAAACGACTAAAGCCTTATCTAAATCTTTCGAGGCAATCGCCGCTGCCGATGGTGCCGACTATGATCAACTAGCAATTAAAATTGGTCAACTCTTTGATGATGAGTTAGGGAACTTAAACCCTTTCCGGTCTAAGACTCTTAAAGAATTTCACAAAGATGGTTCTCGTATTTTAGAAAGCTTAGAAAAGCAAAAAATTATAAGAACAGATGTTTTTAGGGACTCTGGTACGTCTGCACCTATTGACTTAATTACAGGAAGACCTGCGGCTGACAAAAGTCTTCGAGGAACTTCTGTGTTTAAACAGATACAGATTATTGACGGTGATTTAAGACAGCTTCAAATTGCCAATGCCAAATCTCGTGCGGCTAGGCGCTTTGGTGTTTACAAAGATCGTGATAAGGTCTATGCTCGTGCCGGGGAAAAAGAGTACTATGATGCTAGGGGCCGCAAGACTAAAATGCCCGTTGTATCTGAAAAGGTATACCCTGACTATGATCCTAAACAAATTGATCGTGATATGGCTCAAATGTTAAACCATGCCAACTCTGTAAAATATCAGGTTGATAATGACTTTTTTGATTTTGCCGAAGAGGTAATATACTTTAAAGCCAAACGTACTGGTGATGCTAAGTTACTTGAACAAAACGAATGGAAGAAGTTATTTATAGATGCTAGAGGTAATGATGGTCGTGGGGTACTTGCTACTGCCAAGTTCCATAGACAAAGAAATCAAGGTTTTTCAGTTGACGCCTCAATTGATTTCCGTGGGCGTGTTTATCACCGTGGATTACTAACCCCTACTAAGGGGGAAACTGTAAGGCCATTCTTAAATACTGCTAAAGGTGTATCTGTTACACCAGACGCTGTAGAAGAACTTATGACACAGATTGGTGCTGCTACGGGAAAGGCTACCGAGGTTCTTACCGTTAAAGGGAGGCTAAATGCCTTTAAAGATATCGAACAAGATCTCTTAGAGCTTGGTAGCTATATGCTAGACAAGAAAGCACAAAGAGCAGGGCAAGTCAGAAAGTTTATTGCTAAAACACACCAAATGGGCTTAGATGATGAACATATCGGAAAAGTATCTAGGCTTGCTCTAGAATACACTCGTATATACCGCCATATGGATGGTAAAATGTACACTGATAAAGCTCGCTGGAGTCCGGCAGATATTAAAAAGCTTTCAAACTATAAAACTAAAATGATGATTGAGAACGATGCTAGTTCATCTGGTGCTCAAATCATTGCGCTATCTACCCGAGACAAAGCAGCCGCTAACTTATCTAATGTTGTACAAACTAAAGAGAAGCAAAGGCTATACGATGAAATCGCTAAACTAACTGTTAATGATCCTGAGTTCCTTGCTATACCTGAGTTACAAGATCTAGACTTAGATTGGTCTGACTTAATGAAGGCGGCTAAGAATCAGAACATGGTGACTTTTTATGGTGCAGGTGACGCAACTAAGGCAGCTAACGTTGCTAATGCGTTTGCCAAAGTACTTGCCAAAAAGGGTAAAGTAACTATAGACTCTAAAGAGGTAGATAAGTTTAGAAAAGCCATAGATGCTAAAATTAGCTTCGAAATGGATAGAAAGAATTGGACACGCATAGACGAACTGCGTGATATCAAAAGAGATGTGGTTTTAGCCTCTAAACAAGGCAAACCTATTACCGAGTCCCTACATGACATTGCCAAGGCAGAGTTTAGGGATGGTGTAAAGAGTTCAGAAGACATGCACACATTCTTATATAAACTTCGTGATGAAACAGGCGACCTTGTAGGTACCCGTGTTTTTGAGAAGATATCTAAGATTATGTCCGGTCATCTCGAAGAACAAGTTCCTGTTACAGGTAAGTTCATTAAGTTTTGGAAAGATGTTGCGAAAGACTATGTTCGTGAATCTGAGTCGGTTGATATCCCTTGGGTAACATTCGATGGTAAAACAATGATGCAACGTTATCGTGTCAAGGAACAAGTAAGAATAGACTTTACAGACCCGATAACTGGGCAGAAAGTTTATAACATATACGAAGCACCTTCCCGTGACGGTAAGCTAATGTCAGAGCAATCTATACAAGATTCTGCTATTGGCTTGGGCGTTAACGGTAATCATAGTAATGATGCTGTGCTTGTAAGAAGATTCCACCTTTGGGGTAGAAAGAATAAAGTAGACACTGGAACTATCCACGATGCTTTCTTTACAAACTTAGGTGACGCAGTTACTGCGAAAGGCGCTTTACGTCAGCTGTATGCAGATGCACTGAGGGGAGGCACCATTGATAAGACTCTCAAAGCGATGAGACAGTCTGGTATGTCCAGAGAGACATATCGCAAATACTTACAACGAGCCAAGGATGATGGACTTCTGCAGTCCGGACCCGATGCTCTATCATACGATGATATCCTAGCTCCTATTGAGGAGGGGAATGACTGGTATGGTATCGGCCCATAATATTTGTAATAGCTATGGCCTAACGAATAAACCGTGTCTGTGACACAAATTTACATATATAACCCTAGCTGTGCTAGAGAGGATAAATCATGAGTGAAGAAAATATCGTAGAAAACGAAGAA